AGTCACGGTAATCTTTGTTATGTCTCTTAATCGTTGTTTCTCAGCCACGATAGCAGCAGTATCCTGATTCTGTTCAGTTGCTCGCATAAACAATACGTCTTGCGCTTCCAAAAGAGGCTTACGCTCTGCTCTTAAACGCTGTTGAGTAATGATGACTGCTTTATCAAAGTCTATTCTTATTCCCATGTCCAAGCATCCCTGAAAGTTCTATCTTCTGGTACATCGTCTACAATCTCGTATTCAACACCGTCTGGTATGTCTTTCATACAGGCTTCAATGGTGTCGGCTGGTACTATTACTGCAACACCGCCTGATTCTGTTTTATAGATTATTCTCATGGGTGTCCTTATCTGAATATTGCCATATCAACAGAAGCAGCATCAACGCTGCCTACCGTTGGGTAAATCTGACACCCTCCGGCACTTCGATTAGACGAATTTACAATTCCTGAGACGTTACTGCTAGAGTTCCCGCTTGTAGCCAAAGCGCAATAATTAGCATCAGACATTGCAGTCGTGAAGCTAACCGTGTAATTACCAGTCCCGTTATCCGTAATACTACTCACATTCCCACTTGCCCTTATAGCCACAGTTCCAGTCCCGTTAAAGTTTACCCATGCACGACACATATAGAGTGGTGCAGTACCAGATACTGTTGCGAGAGAAGCTGAGTCGAATGTAGGAGTGGTTAGTGTAGGGCTAGTACCAAGAACTACAGCACCAGTACCCGTCTTAGTAGTCACCCCTGTCCCACCATTGGCTACTGGGAGTGTTCCAGTAACGTTAGTCGCTAAATTAACAAATGTTGTTGATGTTGTACCTGTTCCGCCATTAGCAACGGCTAGAGTTCCTGTTAACTGAGTGACAGCAATGCTTTTATTCGTCAGCGTATCAGTCGTAGCCTTTCCGATTAGCGTGTCGGTAGCTACTGGTAGAGTGAGTACGCTAGTACCTGATACAGCAGGTGCGCTTACTGTGACTGAACCAGATGTGTCCCCTGCGATAATCACGCTCGACATTATCTAGCCTCCAATGCTGTGATTCTTGCTTTTAAATCGTTGATGATGGTTTGTTGTTCTTGGATACATTTCATAAGAGCATATTGTAGGTCTGTTTGGTAAATGCCTTTTAAAACCTTTTCTTCATTGGTATCTTGGTCAACGCCAAGTTTTGTTATCGTAATTAATTCTGGAGCAACAGCTTCTACATCTTGCGCAATAACACCTAAATTTAAATCATTATCTGTTTGGTCATTGTATAAAAAAGTTACGACTGGAATAGAACAAATAATATCTAAATAGTTTTTAGCTGGCGTAATGTCTTTTTTAGTTGACCTATCGGATAGATTGACATTGTTTGCTTGGTAATTATATAGTCCTCCATTAGATGTAAAATATCCTCTAGCAGTATTGTTTCCTATGTAATACCAAACTTCATTTTGTGTTGTATTAAAATCTGTAGCATTACGCAAACCTAAAATTCTACCTGAAGCTGCAGATGTTCCATTATTTTGTAGAGCTAAAGCCCATTGCCCACTACTTGTGCTTGTATTTACAATATTTCCTATACCTACAACCCCACCAGGTGTTAATTGAGAAGTAGTCCCCACCAACAAATTACCACTAGAGTCAATACGCATACGCTCTGTACCAGCAGTTTGAAACACGTGCTGAATACCAGAGTTGTAATTAAATGTTGTCCCATCAGTAGCGATTGTAGCTATCTCAGCTCCGTCAGAACTTCTTTTCCAAGCAACAGAACCATTTGTTCCAGCTACACCTGTTCCGATAGTTCCTGAAGAATGTAATTTATATGACGGACTACTAGTACCAATACCTACATTACCACTAGAGTCTATACGCATACGTTCAGAACCAGCAGTAGATGCGGCAATAGTATCAGCAGCGGGAAACCATACCCCTGTGTTAGTATCTCCAGTTGTAGTTAGTGCTGGCAGCAATGCTGTTCCTGCGGCAAAAGTGGATACACCACTAGCACTTAGCGTACCCGTAACTGCTGCACCAGTAGATGTTACATCTACTATTGTAGTTGTACCTGATAACAAAGAAAGATTACCAGTAGCGTCAGCAGTAGTGACTACTCCGCCTACTCCAGTTGTAATTGCTGCTATCGTAGATGCCATATTTTCCTCATAGTACTAACCATCTTTGTCCAGATGTAATCGTAACTGCCACTCCACCAGATACGGTTATAGGCCCGACTGAACTAGCATTATATCCAGCTGCTATTGTATAACTGGTAGCCACAGTAGTTGAGTTTAATACTAATCCGTTACTAGCGATAGGAGCAGTTACGCTTAATTCACCAGTAGACGGCTTATAAAGCAGTTTAGCATTGCTTGTGTAAACAGTTGATGTCGTGCCTGTCGTTGCCGATGCAAACGTAGGATAGAGCGTTGTAGCAGTTGCTGTGTCATTGCTTAAAGTAATTGTGCTGGCAGCAGGTGCGGTACTCGCCCAAGTTGTGCCGTTTGATGTCAGTAGATTGCCTGACGTACTTGGAGCAACAAAAGTAGGTGCTGACGCTCCGTTGCCTAGAATTACGTTATTAGCAGTTAGTGTTGTTAAACTTGTCCCACCATTAGCGACTGGTAATGTTCCTGTAACTCCAGTAGTAAGCGGTAATCCAGTTATGTTAGTGCCTACAAAAGCTACTGGCGTGCCTAATGCAGTTGCATTACCTGAGGCATCTAGGCTAACTGATTTTCCTGAAGGGTAAGTTACGAATACATCTTTAGTACCCGCAGCAAAAGAAAGAGCTGAAGGTTGTGTTGCAGAACTATTAGCTAACACTGTAGTACGAGTTAGAGTAGTACCAGAAGTTGCATATGTGCCTATACCTACTTCCCACTCTGAAGTACCTTGTCCTGCGATGCAATAATAAGTGGTATTAGTGTTCCCAATTACAGCAAAAGATTGAAACCCCGTAGCTGCACCAGCAAGTGTAATTACACCAGTACCAGAAGTAGTAGTGCTTTCTTTAACTCTGTTTGCTAAAACTAAAGCCACAAGTTACTCCTTTAACTACGTTATTACTTCAACCCATACAACTGTATTTCCATCGTTAACAAGTTGCCAACCTGGTGTTTGTGAATCATTTATACTTTGCCACCCTGGTGTTTGTGAATCATTTATATTTTGCCAACCTGGTGTCTGTGAATCATTTATACTTTGCCAATTTGGTGTTTGATTAGGTACTATTTGCCCCCATACCAACACATTTCCAATGTACCCAGTAGCACTAACTCCAGTAGGACTTACAACTGCTCCAGCTGCTACACTTACTGTTCCTACTGCACCAGTGGCTTCAACTCCAGTTACATTTACAACTGCTCCAGCTACTACACTTACTGTTCCTATCGCACCAGTGGCTTCAACTCCAGTTACATTTACAACTGCTCCAGCTGCTACACTTACTGTTCCTACTGCACCAGTGGCTTCAACTCCAGTTACATTTACAACTGCTCCAGCTGCTACAATTACTGTTCCTACTGCACCAGTAGCGCTAACCCCAGTTACATCTACAACTTCATTTTCATATACACTTACTGTTCCTACTGCACCAGTGGCTTCAACTCCAGTAGGACTTACAACTGCTTTAGCTACTACACTTACTGTTCCTATCGCACCAGTGGCTTCAACTCCAGTTACATTTACAACTGCTCCAGCTGCTACAATTACTGTTCCTATCGCACCAGTAGCTTCAACTCCAGTAGGACTTACAACTGCTTTAGCTACTACACTTACTGTTCCTACTGCACCAGTGGCTTCAACTCCAGTTACATTTACAGTTATACTTACGGATCCAAGATCTGCAAATGGCGCACCCGAAAAGGTTGAAAACCCAAACGCCATTTAGTCCTCCTAAGCTATACGAATAATAGCATCTGCTGCAGTAGCTGAAGGGAATACAACTGTAAAATCCCCGGCGGTAGAAATTTTATCTCCACCAAAATCTAGCACACATACTGCTTTGTTGGCAGCCGAGCTGTTATAAATCAAAGCCCCACGTGCCGTAATAGTTGCTGTAGACCATGTAAAATCAGAAAAATCAGTTAATCCTGTAGTACCTGAAGTTGTAGGAGTTACATTAACTAAGAGCCCCCCACCAGCAACATATCCAGTACCAACAACTTCATTAGTTGCAGAATAAACTGTTGTAGTTGCTCCTAGAGTGGCACTTGATGTATACAATGCTATATAAAAAGCATTTCCTGTGCTTGCTGTAAAATTATGTGTAGCAGTCATCAACTGACCTTTAAAACTAGTACACATTGCTTGTGTAATTGCCATTATCCTACTCCTTTAACCTAAAATATTAATTAATTCAGAATGCCCTGCATTCCGTAGTTTTGCCGCTATAGTAGTTCTTTCAGATCTAACTGCTTCGTGCATATAGAATACTAATACTTCTCTTATTTGGCTTCTAAATGCTTCTGCTTGATCGCGTATAATGGGATTACTTTGACTCCCCACACTAATAATTTTATCGAGTGCTCTCTCCGCTATTTCTTCAGGAGTAAAACCTCGATTTGATGTAGTATGGACTGATACATTACCTCCAAGTAAAACCCCAATATTTGATATGCTCATTTAATTGGCACCCTTATCTGACCATTTCTATACGCATCGGATCTATTCTTACCTTCTGCTAACTGTTTAAGTATACTCATAGCTTCTGTATATCTGGCTGTATAATTAGTTAGCACTTCTGTTTCGTCCTTCATAAATGCTACTGCTTCAAGAAGTGATCCATATAATAACGCAGATTCAAAGTTATCACCAAGCCACGTAGTACCCGCAGTAACAATAGATTCTGGATAGTAAAAATAATGTAACTCTACTGCATATGCAGCATCAGGAGTTGGCCCTACTAAATAAGAATCAACGTCAAATATTGAGTAATGTGTAGGTTTTCCTGTGCTAGTTGGATTAGGAAATGATTCTCTAATAAAATTAACGTCTTTATCCAGTAAATAAGAGTAATCTCCAGATACAGGGTCTATTACTGCCATAGAAAAGTTTGAAAGCCAGTCTGATGGTACTGACAAATATGCATTACTAGCAGTCATGGTTCCTGTTACATTTTTTCTAAGCGCTGGAAGTTGAACAGTGTTATAGATACGTTCTTCCGCATTTCCTACAAATGTAGCTATTTGAGTCGCTGTAGTAAATGAGGTAACTGTATCAGGAAAACTGTTTTCACAATAACCCTTAATAGCTGCAGTAAGCTCTGTATAGTTCATTTATCCCTTTACACCTGGCTATTTTTACTATATTTAGTACCCTTAGTTGCTGCACCAGCACCACGCATCTTCTTAGTTTGTGTGCTAGCAATTTTATTAGGGTAGCCATTACCTATATTTTCTACAGTATACTCTTTTGGTTGAGTATATTTACCAGTAGGATTAGGTGTATTTTCAGGAAAATATTCAAATTCTTCGCTCATATATATGCCTTTTTAACAGGATGTACTGGTTTCTTTTGATTAGCAACTTTAGCCAAACCACGGCCCAACTTCTTCATCTGTTCATTAGTCTTTCCGCCTTTTGCCATTTTTTACTCCTTTTAAGTAGTTGTTACAGTTACTGTACCTATTTCTCCTGTAGCCAACAAATTATTATTAACATCAATTAAGTCAAGAGAGTTATTTAAACCTACTGCATTCCATCCCCACTGCGTTATTCTACTACCACCACTTGGATTACCTAGAGCATTTTCTCCTGACACATTATAACTTGTATCGGGTCTTGGATTACGTACTGCTTGTGGATCATCAACTGGATACAGCCCTAGAGATAATTGTGGTTGATCGGGTTCCCAACAACTTTTACATACTAATATGTTTACATTCTTAGTCTTAATTATTAACCGCTTTAGTTCTTTTAGTTTATACCTAAATCCGCAACGATCACACTCACTTATCGCATTCTTACCAGATGAGTATTTAGACGTCATTAGTTAAAAGCCACTCTAGGTGCTAGCCTTAAAGGAGCTTTTTCTCTATCTTCATCTGACGCTAGCATCCACTGCTCATCATATGCCATTTTTAGAACTTGTAATCTTTCAAATCCACCAGGCAATTTTAATGCTAACTGAACAGAAAGCCCAGCAACAAGTGCTGGTAAAAATCTAAATGGTATATCTTGAGTTGTACTACCATCACCCGCATCTTGCATTCTACGTAAACGCCAGTATACAAAGGTATAAGGGCCACCACCATCTCCGGTAGGCCATATGTTTATATTTGGTAAATTAGTAACAAATATGCTATCAGAAATTGTATGTGTTGCAGCTGTAGTATTATTTTGTGCTCTATAACAGTTTAGTAGTTGGTTACTAGATACATTTTGGTATGCTATAGTTTCTGTGCCAATAGTAATAAATCCAGCAGCTGGTAGATTAACAGCAGATGTTACATCAATTGTTGTAGCAGTTGCAGAAATACTTGCAGCTAAAGTTGTATTAGCTGTAGACCTAGTGACTCCAGTTTGTCTGTTTACCCACACTTGTATTGGTCTACCCTGTGCATTCTTGTTAGGCAGTGTTGAATACGTAGACTCGGAAATTCGGGAAATATTAATATCAATTTGGTTACTATCACTACCAGTTCTAACTACGTGATCAAGTAGGTCAATTGTGTCTGTAGGAATTGGATAGGATATCTGCCCAGTGGTAAGGGGTATCTGACCTTGTTCTATAGTCCACAAATTTATTCCGCGATTTGACCACTCAATAGTAAGTAAATTTAAAGATCTACGTGCGGTACGCATATCGTAGCCCGAACGAAGTTCAGACCCGCATCTCTCAAATGCTTCTTCTATTAAATTGTTAAGATCTAGATTAAAACTTGTTGTGCTTGAAGTTGTCATCTAACATTTCCATGCCCGAAGGCTTTTGTTTATGCGGCTATCAGGATCATTTGCTGTCTTAGCTGAAGTCAACTTTTTTTTCATACCTGACATTCTGGCACAGAATGACTTCTTACGGCTACCACCTTCTGGCTGCGGAGCTTTTAACCCAGGTTTATCTGGATTAGCTGCGTTATATGAAGCTCTACCTTTGGCATTTAAGCCACCTTTTTCAGCCTTACCTTCTTTTCTTTGCCATGCGGGAGATTTAGCCATTATACAGTCTGTCCTTTAGTTTTACCACGTTTGGCAGCTCCATCTCCACGCCTTACGGTAATCATAATCTGCACTACTACTTAAATCTGGCTCCTCTCCATATATTTTCTTAAACTCAGAGAACCAAGGGGTTGCCTTTATGTCAGCTTGAAACTTTTTCTCCTCTTCATCTTCAGGAGTTGCCATGCTTAAAACCTCTTAATGTTTCAGCTAACCTCGCTCTTTGACCTAATTTACCAGGGGCATTAGCTGCTTTAGCTAACTTACTAGCAGGAATAGTATTCCCTTCCTTAATACCTAGTGATTTACGTAAAGACCCAGGTTTCTTAATTGCGTCTTTAATCCAACCACCTTTAGCTTTTCCTTTAGGCATTTTGGTTTTCATAATATCCCCCATACCCCGGGACGGTCTCATTACACAGTTCTACCTTTAGTTTTACCGGTACGAGTAACGCCATCAGCAGCACGAACAAAGCCACCCTTTTTCATACCTACAGGCTCTTTAGACTCTTTCTTTGCATACTGGGCGGGGGTTACTTTACCTGAAGCAAGTTTCTTAGCTAATCCTTTCATACCAGGTTCCTCTTTTTGCCCTTCTGACTTTTCCCCCCTTATAAACTGGGCTGGAGTAATCTTCTTTTTAGCCACGGCTTTAGCTTCGCCAAATTCTTCTTTGTAAGTCTCTTTGCCACCAAATAGATTCTTAGCCATTATACAGTCCGTCCTTTAGTTTTACCGCGTTTAGCTGCACCATCCGCACGAGTTACTAACCCACCTTTAGCTTTTTTAACAGGCGGCTCTTTTGGAAATATTTTTTTTATAGCCTCACTACCAAACTCTTTAGCCTTATTACCAAACTTTTTAGCGCCCTCTTTAATATCCTCTATTGTGGGCAAGTACGTATCACCCATTCCAGTTTTTGTAGTATATTCAGTAAGAGCTTTGGCTTCTAAGGCCATAATTCTGTCATCTTCTTCCTTTTGGGCAATTTTTTCCTCCTCCCGTTGCAAGTTTGTTTTAGCCATAGAACACCACCACTGATGTAGTTGTTGTTACTGTACCGTGAAGGTCTGTACTAACTAAAATCCCTTCTCCCGGCATAATAATGTAATTTGCGCCACTAGCGGTAGAAGCAGGTGTATTCATAGTTAGCAGTATTGACCCACCTGAACCCCCATCTCTAAAAACAACTGATCCCGCAGTAGCACCACTTACGTAATAAAGCCCTTTTATACGCAACCTGGTTAAATTATTAGGGCTACTGGCATTATCAGTAACCTGACCTGTTGCAGTCAAAGGGGCCGACGCTAAGACGTCATATTGCATATTAACCCCCTAAAATTAAGAATCAGAGAATGGAGTTACTATAGTACCACTAGCAACGGTTCTTCCATTAACAAACCAAGCAAGCGCACTGGAAACTGTAACGGTTATAAAACTGCCAACAACCCCGCCTTTAGTCGTGCCATTAAGAGTAATAACTGCATTAGTTGCTGCTGGAACCCATACTTTACCAGTAGCCGCAGTGTCTATACCTGCAAAAATAGACCCATAAAATTTATCAGTAGTGCCTGAAGTAGTAATAATTAATGTGGTTGATGCTGTAGTAATAAGAAAGTTGAATGTTGCACCTTGATTATTTAAACCTGATGGTGCAAAACCAGGGCCATCTGATGGATCAAATGCAGTAGCATTGATTAGTGGAAGTGTAAGAGTTATTGCAGCAGCATTGACTCGAATCAACCTACCTGCGTGGTCGTCTACTGTTAATTGAGTGGAAGTTGCGAGAGTTACTACGTTACCTGGACCTGAACCGATAAGGCCATTTAATGACTTAACGGGGCCTTGAAATGTTGACTTTGCCATAATATGTCTCCTGTGTTATAGCACGTGTTACCCATATAGTCTCTATAACGTCTGCCAAGTCAGTCTATATGGTAAAATTAAATCTTGGGCTATTCTCTTTTTACCACTTTATATGTATAAAGTCAAGCACAATAAAAAACCCCACGTATTAGGTGGGGTTAGTGATGCTAAATACCTGATTCTACTACGCTCCGGCTGATCCCCACATTCCTAGAGGATCACTCCATCCAAACGAATATCGTTCTCTCGCCTTGTACCGAACATTACCAGTATCAAAGTCGCCATCCATTGAAGTACCTAGTGCGGCACGAATAAAGTGCTTCATACCATTAGGAACATCAGTAGTTAGAAACCAAGCATTGGTGTCGGTCAAGAAGTGATTAACACAATATCCTTCAGGAATCGAGCCATTGTTCTTCAATGCGTTAATATCATTGTCAGCGGTTGAAGTTCGTAATTCAGTTTCAAGCAACCGAGTAGCAACAAACATTAATGCAGGAGGAACAACCAATTTACGTGGTTTAGCAGCAATTAACAACCCACGTTCATCTGTCCATGCAGCAATCTGAATAACCGCAGCTTCCAAAGAAGTTTCATTCAAATCAGCAGCTGTAGCTGGTTGATTGGCGTTAGTACCGCCTGATACAAGAGGATGTGAAGAAGAAAATAATGCAACTCCATCACCACCTTTGTACGAAGATGAAAAACCATTGTTTAAAACTGCAGCTCCTTTAGTTTGCTTCGTGTAGCTCATAGCACGGGCTAAACCTTTGGTATAACGTGAGGACAAAGTATCGTAGAGGTTATCTTCGATTGCTTCTTCCGTCAGCGAAAAGCCAAGGGCAATAGTTTCGTGATTGTAACGAGCAGTCCAAGCTTCCTGTGCATTGTCATAAGCGATGGCAGAACCTTCGTTTTTAACAGGTGCGGCAGAAAACATAGACAACTTTGTTTCTTCTTCAAAAGAACGTTCAGAAGTTTCAACTTCATATACTTCTTTATGTTCTTCTCCGTATCGTTCGTATTCATTACCAAACAACACGTTTAGCCCCGGAAGGAGCTCTTTCAACATCTGTGCGCGTGAAATAGCCATTTAAATTACTCCTTTATACGACAGCTAGACCTGTTGCATTGTTATATTGATGAATACCAAAGTTGATTTTAACAATTACTTCTGCGTAAGTCGTAGTAGAAGTAGCGGTTTCAGGAACAACGTCGATAACGCGTACTGGGAATGTGCTAGTAACCGCTGGTGAGGTGCTTAAAACTGAATAACTACTATTGCCAGTAGTTGCACTTCCCGCAGTAGCCAATATAGACATATTAGTAGCGATTGCACTTGTAGTAACGGTAGCCATTGTTGTACCACTTGAACAGACAGCCACTTGAAATAAAGTGTCAGGATCATCTGCAACAGTAGCATAAATTTTAGTACCAGAAACAATAGCCACAGATGCTGGATAATATTGCGACTGTGTTATAGTTCCGTTTGCTGCAGTGTAAGTACAACCTAAAAATACACCACAAGGGGTATTAGCAGTAGTACCTGTATCTTTTTGAATCGTACCACCAATAACTTTTTTGACAAAATCGCCATAAAATATATTAGTAGCATAAGCTGAAGCAATTTCCATCTGACGGGTAGCCCCTGCAAAAACCTGTCCGCCTATCAGATTTACCGGCCGAAGCCCGTAGGGTGCTGATACTGTAGGGTAAGCCATAATTTAAAACTCCAAAAGTTAAGTTTATTTTCCTTTTCCGAATGATGACGAAGATTTTTTCTCCGAAAAGAGAGGCATCCTGGAATCATTCTGTTTCATAAAGCTATTGTCTACAGACTCCATTTGTTTTTGGGTAACATCTAAGTAATAATCACTTCGTTGTTGCACCATTTCTTCTGGGGTCTTACAAAGCAATAACCCGGCGATCTCAATATTGTCCTTAAACCGACTATTAGGATCCACCAACAGTTGGAACTTGGGTTGTTCTTCTACTTTAACGGGTTCCCACCCTTCTCTTAGTTTTGAGGAAAGATTTTGGGGATCAGCGCGTCCAAGTGTAGAAATACGAATCCAACGATAAGCATATCCTGGTTCTTTATCCGGTTCCGGAAGTAACTCAGGGGGTGTCCACTGTTTAGGACGTTCCACATTAGTACGTTTATCTAATTCGCGTGCAAGATTTTTAGTGTCTGTCATGTTAGCTCTCCGTTGAAGTTTTTTGGAATTCTTTAGCGTATTTTTCGTTAGAAATTCCTAACTTTTTTATCAACGCTAGTTGACTCTCTTTTAAATACACCCGTTTGGAAGATGTACTACGAGTCGCAGGAGCAACCACTGTGGCAGGACGTGTTCCTGTGCGCGAATCGGGCTTGCCGCCCCCGGTCTGCGTTGTTGCTTCCCCCCCGAAATAATCAGGGAATCTTTTGTGCATTGTCTCGTCAATGGTACTCCAGTATTTCTCTGTGCCCACAAAACGAGAACCATGTTGTCTTACTAATTTCTGCTCTAAGCCTAGTGCCAACGCGGTCATTTCTTCGTCGTGTTGAAACCAAGTATTCTTTTCTTTCCAATCTAAAGCCCGTGCATCTGGAAGTGGCACTTGAGATTGTGATTGTTCTGCTCCCACATATACACTACTTTCTTCCTTTTGTAAAGGAGAATTTGATTCTTTTGCACGTTGAAGCTTATAAGAGGACTCCGTTAATTTTTCTTGCGCCTCCATCAATGCATCAGAATCACCTGCCTCATATGCTTCTTTATAAGCTTTTCTAGCTACTGTATGCTCTAACTCAGTAGCATTTTTGTAGGTTTCATTGTAACTTTTTGTCCCCTCGGATAAAGTATGTTTAAGTTTTTTATTTTCTTCTAATACTCTTTGAGCAAAAGATACTGCTTCATTTTGTTCTCGCATAGCCCGTTCTTTTTCACGGCGCTCATCATGCCAAACTTTTTTCATCTGCTTGAGACGAGTTTTTACTTTGTCAGAATACTCTTCTAACTCATCTTTTTCCAGTTCTTCAACTAGTTCTTTTGGTAACGGAGTTCTACCTCGATCCTCTTTGGGGGTATCATCTTCAATATCTATAAATATATCCGCCCCGTCTTCTGTTGCCTTTACATCTACATCAATTTCTACTTCGTCTGGAAATTCAAACTCAGTTTTTTCCATGTTATCTTTTTCCTTTAAAATGTGGTGGTGTGAACACCTTTACTACGATCTGCACTACGAACGTGAAATGCCTCTTGGATCTTGTACAACCGCTTCAATACTGTCGTCATTCATGATTCTAAACTCCTTGCCATGAATTTTCAAACGAGTACCAGAAGTGGGCCTAGCTAAAACAAAATCTCCTTCTTTACACCAAGGTCCGGACGGGTAACGCACAGGATCTTTATATGCATCTGGACCAAGTTTTAAAACGTAGAACACAGTGCTTAAAGCTTCTTCAAATTGCCGAACCTTATCTGCTTTTAAAATACCACTATCATACTTTGCTTCTATGGTAGGAATAGCGCACAAAACGTGATAACCTGTTGGGTCAGGCAGTTGTTTTGCCTTTTCTTCATTTGTTGCTTCAATAGTTTCTTCAGTCATCGTTTCCCTCCATTAACTCTTTAAGGTCTTGAACAGTGCTAATCGCGATGAGAAGACCTCTTACTACACCGCAGCTATGCTTATACTCTTCAAAATCTTTATTACCAATCACCAGGTCATTAATCATTCTATTTTTCTGGTCAACTAACTTTTCTAGGATTATATCAAGTGGATCCATTGATTCTCCTTAATTTTTAAAATGCCCCGTTTGGGAAATATGTGGGCAATTTTAGTTTCAAATACAATAAAAACCCCGATAGGGAAACTTTATAACTTGGCGTTTAACCCCCTTAATTTTTGTGAAGCTGAAATTTTTGCCCGCGTTTCCGCAGAAAGAGTTTTCCCCATTCCCGCCGCTGAAATTTTTGCTCGTGTTTCTGGGGATAGAGTTTTTCCCATACCCGCCGCTGACAGCTTTGCTCGTGTTTCCAAAGAATGAGTTTTTCCCAACCAAATAGTATTCCCCATTTTTGCAGCTGACAGTTTGGCCCTTATTTCTAGACTATGGTTTTTTCCAAACATGTTATTTTTTTCGCCCTGTTTTGCAGCCGACATTTTCGCTCGTGTTTCCGCAGAAAGAGTTTTTCCTTTATTCCAATTATTCCCTTTGTTCCAAGTATTTCCTATCTTTGCCAACGATATTTTTGCTCGTGTTTCTGCAGTTGGGTTTGAGCACCCCTCACCGCCATCAGTAAAATTAGTTATCTTTACCCCCGCTTTTTTCAGGCATTTAATTATGCCCCTTTCTAGGTCGAACGCATTTTCCTCCCTAGAGCACTCAAATTTACCAATTAGAATGTTCTCCGCCCCATACTTCTCCACTGTCGACATGTAGTAAGGGTTCCGCTGCTTAAGGGAATTTGCTCTGTACAACAAACCTTTTCCAACATAAAAAGGGGTAAAATCTGGTTTACAGTGAATATATGCATAAAACACCTTACCATCACTTACCACCATTAAACCCTCCTTTTTCTTTGTTATAAAGTTCTCGTGCAACATCTATACCCATACGAACTCCTTCAGATTTTTGGCTAACTGCAAGTTTTGCTTTGTCCGCCGCAGTTTTTGCACCGACTTGTAGCCCAGCAATGCGCTCTTGGGATGCGATCCTTTCACGTTCAACTTCAAGCTGGTCGGCTTTTGCTGCAGTGTCAGCCATCAGTTTCTTCTCGTTGAGTGCATGGTCCTGAGATTTTAACTGTAGTTCTTGTTGCTGCATTTGCACAAGTGGGTCTTGTTGAGCTTGTTGCGCTTGCTGTTGTGATATTTGTGCTTTACTATTTTGTAACACTTTTTGTGACGCTGCGGCTGCTAGACGAGAAATATCCACCTCCATTTCTTCCGTCATTTCTTCATCTGGTGCAGGATATGGTACGCCCGCTTGTATTTCTATTTGTTTTCTATACTCAAAGGCTGCATGTTCTGCTATATGTGCTTGTGCCGCAGCCATAAGAGACTGAGCCATGGGGTTTTGCCCCATAAGCTTGGCAATCTGTGGGTCTTGCATAGCCGCGGTGTGCACTGCTATATGCGCTTGGTGATCTTGGTAAATAAACGCTTTTACAGGCTTACTATTAATAATAGACATATTTTCAGACACGGGATCCCTCGGTTTCTGGTCGTCGTCTGGCAATTTTATTAACTTTGCCGCATTTTTTATACCAAGCACATCTAACATCTGGCGGTGTAATAATGGAAGGTCGTATAATTGGGGCGCTTGTTGTGCCAGTTGCATCACTGCCTGATACTGGACGACCTTCTGAGACATTGTAGATGCGTTAGGGTCGGATACAGGTATTACCTCACATATATCGTAATCGCACTGTTTAGCGTGTTGTTTATCGTCCCCTGGTTCGTACTCATACTCATCATCCGTATAGTCACGAATAATATTTTTTATGAGTTTAAACTCTCGCTTCATAGAATAGTGTATACGTGCTTGCACTGCGGACATCACTTTTAGAGTCCGTTCTAATATAGCCAACGTTGTACCTACAGGAGAATTAGCTGACATATCAGATACTTTTAAATCTGCTGCACTTGCAAATCTACGACCTTCTTCTACAATAGTGCCTAGTAAGGTATATAAAACTTGGCTTGGCTCCTTGTACGGCAGGGTCATTATGTTATCTTTTATAGTGCCTGATGCCACATCTACATCACGGAACTCTGCTGGTGCTATAGGTGTATCATCACCTTTTACTCGTAGCCCCTTGGTTTTAAATCCCCCTGGTAGATTAGATAATGTACCTGCATCTACAAGTTGACGTATTAATGATGTACCTGATTTAGCAAATGCACCGATTAAATGTATCAGACCAAATGCATAAAACCCAAATCCCGGTACATAATAGTAATGTACGAAATGATTACGTTTTTGTTTAAGATTATCATCTGGATTCCAGTTACGCCTTATGGCTAACACCGTTTGTGAGGATTTTTCTATGGTAATTATATATGGCAACGCAATTCCTGTAGGCTCACCATCCTCGTCTTCATCTTCATACCCGGGCAAATCGACGTCAACATGCATTTCAAGAATTTTATATCGGTCATCAGATGAGGCTCTAAACCCCATTTTTTCAGCTATCTTCTTTTCAACTTCATCAAATGAGTCAGATGGATCACCTAGATCAACATCCCTATAAAATCCTGCTACCTGTAGTCTACGCAGGTCATTCTTAGTTTTACGCATAACATGAGTTACACGTCCTGCGGACTCTAAACTTGATGCTCCATAAGGAACAACTATGTCTTCAGCTGGTACAAACATAGCAACTTGTCTTTCTAGGCTAGGGTCGTAGTATACTTTCTTGAAGGCATTACCTGATAATCCTAGGCCCCACAACATTCTTTCATGCTCGGGTCGGTACTCAGGCATTTTTTCAGTTAGTTGAAAGTTCATATCTTCTTCTACACGCTTGGCCGCATCGCGTTTTTCTACCGTATACTCTCCTATGATCTCAGTTTTAACTGGACCAGCAGCAGGGAATGTTTCCATTATTGTTTCTGCCTGAAACTTAACTAGTGCTTCACTTAGTAGTGGATGGTATACTCCGCACGCCCCCGGCCAAGGTTCAGATCGGTCTTCTAACTTCATACCTAGTAGCTCAAGTCCGTCTACATAAGTTTGCATCCAGTCTTTGCGAGACGACACATCCTCGTCAAAGTCGCCAATTAAATCTCCAACTAACTCAGTCATTTCTCCACTACTCATACTTTCGGCTAAGTTTTCATTGAACTCACCCTCTTCTTTATCAGGTGTACCAAGTTCTATTTCTAGTCCACCCGGTTCTTCCATCTCAATTATTATTTCAACCTCAGGTCCTTCGTTTGTTACTTCGGGTTGTACCTGGGGTATTTTTCTCTCTATTGCCATAATGCTTCTCCTTAGTAGTATCCTTCAACTTTTCTGCGTCTAAACTGTCTCGGTTCATCTTCTTCGTCTAGCGTAGTTCTTATAAAACCACCTTTTCTGAACCGCATAAGTGCTAATGAAACTGAATCCACATAATCGTCGTGTTCACCCGCAGGAAACGAAGCTACCTCGTCTATCACTTCTTCTGCCCAGTGGTTACCTGGCGCCCATACTTTTCCAGAAGCAAATAAGTCAGATACCGCGTTTAACCTTGTTATCTTATCGTTACCTCGTGTTGGAGTAAACTCTTGCACTGGTATACCCATAGCTCTCATTTCATATATTAGTGGCGCACCTGATGCTTTCTTCTCAATAATTATACTATCTGGCTCCCACTCTTTGTATTGTTCTAGTGCAACCTTCTTTAATCTAGGAAACTCCATTCTTTCACGAAATGCGTTTAGTAGTATAATGTTTGTTTGCATTAATCCCGCATCATCTTCTTTATAGAACACACCCCAGTGAGTAAGAGCAGAATAATCCGCTCTTTGAGTCTTTTCAAACGCAGTATCCCAAGCCATTAGAGTAAATTCGCACTTAGGTGGGTCTTCTTTATCCCAAAGCTGCCACCACTCTCTTTTTACTATAGCACTAGTTTCAGAAGTGGGGTTCTGTTGGTACTGGGACATCCACTTACTGTTGGGTAACTCCCTTTTTAGCGCTTGTAACTCAGTTAAACTCCAAAACTCAGGCCACAGAGGAGCACCAGACTCCATAATGGCAGGAAACTCAATCACTTCCCACTCATCTCCACCCCGTTGAACTGAAGCTTTTAATACTTGCCCAACTAAATCTCGTTTTGCCCAACGTGTTGCTACTATTATTATGGCTCCACCTGGTTGTAACCGTTGTCTTGGACCGGATGTGTACCACTCATAAGTCTTATCGTATATTTCAGGACTATTTTCTGCTAGTGCGGCCTCTTGTTCACTGTGTGGATCATCAATTACTAGTAAATCAGCACCTTTACCAGTTACAGCACCACCTACTCCTATAGCGAAGTAGTCACCACCTTTATTTGTAGCCCATCGTCCAGCTGCTTTAGAGTCAGTCTGTAGTGCGACGCCGGGAAATATCCTTTTGTACTCATCCTTATCAACTAAGTTACGCACTTTACGACCAAATCCCACTGCAAGTTCTGCTGTGTGAGAAGTTTGTATAACTTTCTTGTCCGGGTACTTACCTAAAAACCACGCTGGCAGTAGGTATGAAGCAAATTCTGACTTTGTATGCCTTGGTGGCATGTTTATTATCAGCCGTTTTAGCTCTCCGCTAGCCACTCGTTCAAACGCTGAAGCCATTTTTGCATGGTGTCTACCCGATATAAATGTAGGCCACACCTCTCTAACAAAGATCATAAACTTTTCTTGTGCTAACTTTCTTGTTCTTAGTTCGCCGAGTTTTTCTAACTCCGCTAAAAGTCGTTCCTGTTCTGCTTGGTTCAATAGGGGTAATATACTAGGTATATCTTTAAGACTCACTCCATCAAACTTACTCATAAATCCAATTCACTAGCTAAACCAACTTCTTCCTCTTTCACTCCGGCTCTACCTAATGTTTCATCGAGATCCATGTTTATAGGAGTTACATCTGTTATATCCGCATTTAAAAGTCGCTTGATTCTTTCTTTTATTGCATCCTCTAGTGCTAAAGGGTCTTTGTAGTTAATAGTAATTTCTGATCTATCAGTAAATATACCAATGTCACTGTGTTTGCCTAATAGCTCTAGTGCCTTAAGTTCAAACTTTGTATCACCACAATTGGCAATTTCCATAAGTTTGTGTGTAATAGCGGCACGAGCAGTGGCTACATCTAGCGCAAGTAGTTGTCCATAGGTTCTTAGAAATGCTGCTGCAGCGAATGCTGTGTTTGGCTGGTGTAATGCGGTAACTTTCTTAGACTTAATAGCTGCTTCGAGTAACTTTTGCTCATCCTCTTCGCACCAGTCTAATCCCTTCTCTATTGGGGCGCCCATGTCTACTTGCAATTCAACTGTGTTCGCAGCAATGGCAACCTCCTCCATGAAGGTATTCCCTGTTTCATCAGAGAGATCATATGGTACTGGGTGCTCTACAGACTTTGTGGGTACTATATGTATAACGGGCATGACCGAACGGTACTACGTTTTATATCATAAGTCAAGTACTAAATAAAAACTAAATAAAATAGGGGTGGGGGGTAGACAAAATGAAAAGTGAAGGGGGCATATTGGTAAATAGAGGGGGTGGGGGTAGATGAAGTGGAAAATGAAGGGGGGTGGGGGGTCTT